AGAATAAAGAAACATTTGAAGTATTTACAACTGCACAAAGAATAGATATAACAAGTTATGATACTTCATACAATAACATATTAGGTCATACTTTATGCAATACAACATTAGACACAATAAGAATAACAAATAAAGCCGTTAATAGTGGGTTGGTTTTTAGTGGTTCATCATTAGATATTATAATTTCAGGATGCACAAATATAAGTGCTATTTATTACATAGACGTATATAAAAACGGAACTCTATATAAAACAATTGTAGGGAGTGGGAATAATACTTATGATATTTATGGAGTATTAAATCAAATAGTAGATGAAACATTTTATTGTGTTGTAAAATCAAATTTAGCAGTAACTTTTAATGTTCAGTATTTATATAGTAAAAATGAAACTGAAAAAGAGGTTTTAGGAGGTGGTAGTGTTAAATATACAAACTATAAATACATAGTTCCAATTTATTGCAGTCAAGTTGTATTATCAAGTGCAAATATCGACTTATCTTCATTCATGCCTGACATGACTGTTTACGATTTCCTTTCGGGTATATTCAAAAACTTTAATTTAACGTGCTACGCTAAAACTTCATCTATATTTCAAATTGAACCTTTAGAGGATTGGTATAATAAGGGGCGAATTATAGACATAACTAAACACACAACGACTGAAGAAATAAGCGTTTCAAGAGTTCCGTTATATAAGACAATTAAATTTGAGCATGAGCAAAGTCAATCGTTCATGAATAGAGAGTTTTTTGATTTATTTGGTAAGGAATATGGCGACTTAAATAATACTTATAATTACGACGGGGCAGACTATCAAATTAAAGTACCTTTTGAAAACTTATTACACACGGAGTTTACGGGAACAATGACACAAGTAGGTTTTTGCTTAACTAAAAAGCCTGACTTTAAACCTTACATTCCAAAGCCTATTTTGCTTTACATGTATGAGCAGCAAAGTACGTCTATAAAGTTCTATGACGGGACTACAACAAACACGCTTACAACTTATATGCCTTTTGGACAAGACATGAAAAAGAGTACAGTTAACTATTCTTTAAATTGGGGGTCTGATAATTCAAGTCTTTTAAACGTGCCAATTACACAAGGTAAATTTGCAACTTATTATTATGGTTATTTATCTAACCTATTTAATAAAAAGAATAGAATTACAAACGTTAAAACGATATTGCCTTTAAGCATACTTACAACGCTTAAGCTTAACGATAGGTTAGTGATTAGAGATAAACGTTATATCATTAACCAAATGAATAGTAAGCTAACTAATGGCGAGGTTAATTTAGAATTGATAAACGATTTTAGACCCGTTAAACCTATTTCAAACTTTAAAGCGAAGAAGCCTACAAGCGTAGTGGATGTCGAAGTATTATTCCCTAACTATGTTAAGAGTGCAACGATAACAACTACAACGGGTGGTGTAACTATTTCGCCAAGTACAATAACAAGTGAACAACGTATTGAGGTAACTGTTCCAACTGATACAAATGTTTATTACGATAGAATAACAGAAGACGGTAACATACGAGTAACCGAAACGTTTTCAAATAGAATAACAGAGGGTGGAGACAACAAAGTTATTGATTTAGAAATAGAGTACACATTTGAAGACGGTACAATTGAAACTTATGATAATTATATAATACAAGAACAATGATAGCACAACTAATTCAACTATTACAAATATCAGATTTTTACGGTCAAAGTGAATTTATTGATATAGCAAAAGGAAAGTTTAAAATTGAAACTACTATTATAGGAAGTTATAAGCAAGGAGTTAGAAAGATTAAAGCAATAAGAAATGGCTATTAAAAAAGAGATTGAGTTAGAAGTTAAAGTAGATAGCGTAGGCACACTTAAACAACAACTAAAGGAAGCACAAAGGGAAGTCGAAGCATTAGCAGCCAAGTTCGGTGCAACGTCTGAACAAGCTACAAACGCAGCAAAGAAAGCAGCTGAATTAAAAGACCAAATCGGAGACGCTAAAGCCTTGACAGATGCCTTTAATCCTGACGCTAAATTCAACGCCTTCGGTAGTGCTTTACAAGGGGTTGCTGGTGGCTTTAGTGCGGTGCAAGGTGCAATGGGTTTAATCGGTGTTGAGTCTTCAGCAGTCGAAGCGACATTGTTAAAGGTACAGAGTGCAATGGCTTTAAGTCAAGGTATCAATAGCGTAATGGCTGCAAAAGATTCCTTTACTAATTTAGCTGCCGTAATTGGAAAAACTGCATTAGGTCAAAAGTTGTTGACTGCTGCTCAAGTGGCGGGGGCCGCAACTATGCGAGTTCTTAATGTTGTTATGGCTGCCAACCCAATTCTTTTAGTAGTTGCTGGTATTACTGCTTTAGTAGGTGCGTTGGCTTACTTTACGAGTTCGTCGGAGTCAGCAGCCGAAGCAAATGACAAATTAAACGAGTCATTAAAAAGACAAGAGGAAGCTTTAGACGCTAGTAATTCAAGGTTAATAAAATCGGGCGAAACTAAATTAGCAATACTAGAAGCACAAGGAGCAGACGAGAAAAAAATACATAATCAAACAGTACAAAACATAAAAAATGAAGAAAAAGTTAGACAAAACAATATAAAATTTATTGAACAAAAACATAACGAAAAAAAATTATTATTAAAAAGAGCATACGAGGACGAAGATTCGGAATTAATTAAAGCGACTAGAGCGGAAATTTACCAAACAAAAGCAAAGTACGATGAGTTATATTCTTTAAAACAAGACTTAAACGATAAAATAAGAATTGAAAATATAAGATTTGCTACCCAACAAAAACAAGAACAAGCCGAAGAAGATAAAAAAAACGCTGAAAAAGCATCTGAAGCGTCACGCAAAGCAGCGGAAAAACGTAAAGCAGCAGCAGAAGCAGCAAAGGCAGCAAGAGAAAAAGCAGCAGAAGAAAAGAGAAAGCAAGACGAAGAAGATGCCAAAAATGAAGAGGCGTTTTTATTAAGTGCAAAGGATAGGAATAAAAACTTTAACGATACAATTAGACAAAACAATATTGAAGCTGACAACATTAGAAAAAAAGCTGCTAGTGATTATGTCGATTATATTAAGTTACAAAACGAAAGAGAATTAGAAGAAGAAAGAAAAAAAGAAGAAGCAAAAAAGGAATTAAGAGCAAACCAAATACAAGGAACTTTAGATACATTAAACGCATTAGCGAACATTAGTGAATTGTTTGCGGGTAAATCAAAAGCACAACAAGAAAGAGCGTTTAAAATACAAAAGGCGGTAAACATCGCAACTGCGGTTATAGATACTTATAAGGCTGCAAATGCTGCTTTGGCTTCGGGCCCTCCTCCGTTTAGTTTTATCGCTATGGGTGCGGCTATTACTGCTGGTTTAGTTAACGTAAAAAAGATAGCTTCTCAAAAGTTTGAAGGTGGTTCTGCTTCAAGTGGTGGTGGCGGTTTTAGTGGTGGCGGTTCAAGTCCAAGTGGGATGAATGGCTCAACTGTAATAACTCCAAACTTTAACATAGTAGGTAATAACGGACAAAACCAATTAGGTCAACTAGGTTCGCCAATTCAAGCGTACGTTGTAAGTAGCGACATGACAAGTCAACAACAATTAGATAGAAACAGATTAAGAAATGCAACGTTCTAAAATTATGAAAAAGTTAGAAGATATTGAAATGATAATTAAGGATGAAAACGTAGACGGAGTGTTTGCGATTTCACTAGTAGATAAACCCGCAATTCAAGAGGACTTTATTTATTTGTCTTCACATGAGATTGAGTTAAAGGTAACCAACGAAGAAAAAAGAGAGGTTGTAGGTATTGCTTTAGTGCCTGACAAAAAGATTTATCGTAACGTAGATGGCGAAGAATTCAACATTTACTTTACTGCTCAAACTATCGAAAAGACAAATGAACTTTTCATGAAAAATCTAAACCTAAATAAGATTACTTCACAACACGAAAGGGATGTTGAGGGAGTTAGTGTAATTGAAAGTTGGATTGTTGAAGATTCTAAACAAGACAAATCTAATATCTATAACCTTAACGCACCCGTAGGAAGCTGGATTGTAAAGATGAAAGTTTACAACGATTCAGAATGGGTACGTGTTAAGAATGGAGAGTATAAAGGATTCTCAATTGAGGGAAAATATAAAGAAGCTGAAATAAAAGCGAGTGAACAAGTTTCTGAAACAGATGAATTAATCAAAGAAATAGAAAACTTAATTAATGAGTGAAATACCATATTTTGTAAGGTATAAAGACGTAACCACTTTAGACGGTACGGAAAGCGTTTATTTAGATGCTTCAGATTCTGACGTTCCAAAGAAAATATTATACACTAATTTCGCTTCGGGCATTAGTGCAATATCTAGTGGAAATATAGTTTTCGTTTCTAGTAAATCAGATTTACCAACGGCAGTAAGTGGGGTTATTACTTTACCAACTGCAATTACTTATTTTTTCACTACAACAGTAGATTTATTAGGAGACCGTTTAGTATGTGGATTGAACACCGTAATATTAGGTGCAAGTTCTGAAAACTGTTATATTAAATCTACGGGGTTAAATACTTCAACTGCTTTAATTACTTCGGTTTATTCTTTACCAATTCGTAATATTTCATTTACACATGGTACTGTATTCAATTTAGACGGGGACGGGGTTACTACGGCTTTGGATTGGTTCGGTATTAACTTTGTGGATTGTGCAACTATTGGAACGATTAAGGATTATTCTAATTTTGTAATGACTGATAGTGCTTTCCTTAATTCAAGCGGAATGACATTTGACGGTTCAATCGGTACAATTGCATTCGGTAACTGTTTATTCGATACGTCTACGGGTGGCACTGCTATAATACTACCAAGTACTTTAACTGTTACAAGACGTTTTAGAATTATTTACTCTTCATTCGTTACCTTATCAGGCGAAACATCTTTAAACGTTTCAACATCTGCAACGATTAGCGATGAAAGGTATATTTTAGATACGGTTAACTTTGCAGGTGGTGGCACTTATATTAGTGGAGTTGACCAAACAAGTAATAAGGCTTTATTTACCAATTGTGTAGGAATTGCAAACACTACAACTAGAGGTTTCTACTACATGGTTAATAATACAACTGATACAACAATCGGAATTGTAAATGTAAACGTATGGAAAAAGGCAGCAGGAACAACAACGGCAGATTCAAACAATTCTAAATTCAGTCATACAAATAATAGGTTAACTTATACGGGTGCTTTTAACACTTCATTTTTAGTTACTGTTAACACGGCGGTAAGGTCAGCACAAAGTAACCAAAATATAAGTATAGGCATAGCGAAAAACGGTACAATATTAGCAAATTCAGAGATGACAATTAGAACGTCAACAAGTAATCAAGAACATCCTGGCTCTACTCAATATCAAATTGATTTAATTACCAACGATTACGTTGAATTATTCGTTAAAAATAATCAGTCAACAGATGTTAGAGTTTCGGATTTGAATTTTTCAGTAGTTAAAATTTTAGTTTAATATATAATAAAAATGGGAAGAAAAAAGAAAACAGAAAGTTTAACAAGTCCACAAGGAGGGAATAGAGGTTGCCTATGTGAAGACGGTACGTATAATGTAAATTGTTGCGACGGTACTTTACAAGCACAAGGTGTCGGAAGTTTACAACAACACACTATATCAAATGTTACAAACACGAATATAGAACGTACAATAACCGTAGCTAGAGGTTAAGTATATATAACAGAGTAATTAACTAAACGTTTAAAGAATAATGAAAGATAAATTGAAAAGCGTTAGAGAGTTTTTAGAGCAAAAATTCAGCGTTAAATTAAAGTTAGAAGAAATGGAAATTAAATTGGCACAAATGAAACTTGCTGACGGTGTTACTGTTTTAGAATTCGATTCATTAGAAGTAGGGAAAGAAATTTTTATTGTTTCTGAAAATGGAAACGTTCCTTTACCTATTGGCGAATATGAATTAGAAGACGGTCAAATGTTGGAAGTTTACGAAGACGGTATCATTGGAGAGGTTGCAGCTAAAGAAGAAGAAGCAGCACCAATGGAAGAGAAAGAGCCTGAAGCTGAAGTACCCGTAGAAGCGTCAACAGAACCGACACAAACGGCAAAAAAAGTAATTCGCTCAACTATTGAGGAACAACACTTCGCAAGTCAAGAAGAAGTTAACGAATTAAAATCAATTATTGCTGAACTTAAAGAGCAATTGAAAGTTAAAGAAGAGGTAAAAGAGGTAGTTGAATTAGAGGAAACACCTAAACCAATTTCTTTCAATCCTGAAAACGTTCAAAAAATGGAGCAAATTAAATTAACTGCTCAAACTGTTCCGTCTGCTAGAGATAGAATATTAAATACAATTTATAACAACAAATAAAATAAATAACAAATGGCTACAACAACTTCAATTACATCTACATATTCTGGAGAGTCTTCAGGGAAATATGTTAAAGCTGCTTTATTAAGTGGAAACACTTTATCTAGTGGAAAAATTACAATCTTACCAAACGTTAAATACAAAACTGTATTGCACAGATTATTGACTGACGGGCTTTTGGCCGATGCGAGTTGTGATTTTACTGCTACTTCAACAGTAACTTTAAATGAGAAAGTATTAACTCCAAAAGAGTTACAAGTAAATTTACAATTGTGTAAAAAAGACTTTATTTCAACATACCAATCTGAAGAAATGGGTATGTCTGCACATGATGTATTACCTAAATCTTTTGCAGATTTCTTAATCGCTTACGTTTTAGAAAAAGTTGCTGCTCAAGTTGAGGTTGCTATTTGGAGAGGTGCTACGGGAACTTCAGGTTCTATTGACGGATTCATGACTCAATTAACTGTTGATGCTGCTTTACCTGCTGCTAACGAGGTTGCTGGAACAACTGTAACGGCTTCAAACGTTATTGTTGAGTTAGGTAAAATTGTTGATGCTTTACCTGCTACACTTTACGGACGTGAAGATTTATACTTATACGTTTCTCAAAATATCGCTAGAGCATACGTAAGAGCATTAGGAGGTTTCGGTGCTTCAGGATTAGGTTCTAACGGTTCAAATAATCAAGGGACACAATGGTATCAAAACCTTTCTGATTTAACTTTTGACGGTGTTAAAATGTTCGTTGCAAACGGATTAAATTCTAATACTGCAATCGCTACAACTG